TTATCATACGAGGCGATTGTGTTAAGCCATTTCTGAACGCTGGTTAGAGCTTCCATTTAGAACCTCTTATGCGCTAAAAATACCTACCGCCATGACTTCAACGCCTGCGCCGGTGTTAATTTTCCACGGCCCGTTTGCTGAAATTGCATTTAATTCGATGTTGTAAACACCAATCCCTGCGCCTGGGCTATTTGGCAACACCGTATGCAACGCTAATGAACCGTCAACAATTGACACCGCAGCAGTTGCAGCAGTCGAAACTGTGCAAACCAAACGATGAATGTAATCGCCTTTAGCGCCTGTGCCGCCTAGCACTTGATTGCTTGCGCTTGCAGCAACGTGTTCGTATTGATAACGGTATGGTTGATTTACGCCACTCATAGTCTTGAACTCCTAGTTGGTCTGTGGGATGCCCACATATCATTTAATGTAACTGTGTTTTGCGGCCCCACCATCAGCGGTTTTACAACATCTGGCGGTTTTACCTTTGGTTCAAGCCTCCACGCAATCGCTAACATTCTAAATGCGTCCGCAGGGTGGCTTGTCCAATCATGTCTAGGTGTTTGCCTAAACGCTTTCTTATCCTCGTCGTATTCTCGCTGATACTGCCTTAAAGCTTCCAAACCATCGTTAGTACGTTCTGCATCAAACCAGCATTGTGGCAACATCTGGCGCACCGCTTGTATGCCATCTTGTACGCCCAAATCAGGCACAATCGCCATGTTGTTGATGCCCAAATGACTTGCTAGTTGTTCAATAACTGATTTACCAGCAGCGGCTAGGGTTTTTGCCCTCGCATCATGCGGTAAATGATGTTTTCCATAAATATACGGCTTTTCTTTGACTATTTTAGCGATTTCTTCAATATTTGCACCAGAAATTGCAAAAAAATCAATTAAATGTATTTCATTGCGAACGACCTGATACCACCAAATCGCTGTGTCGTCACGATAACCTAAGTCCCAAGCCGTGTGAACAGGCACATATTTGTCGTAATCCACACGGGTAATGCGCCCATCGTCATCTGCTTGACGTAGCTCAGAACCGTAGAAAGCGCCTAAGATTGCAGCCTCAAACGAGCATTCGTACTCTTGTAAGTATTGATCTTCGCTGATTTGCGCTTTGGCTGCTTGTAATTCTGTCGCTGGCAACAGGTTTGATTCTGACGCCGTAAGCTTCAAGCAAAACCACTCACCATCGCTGCGTGACGCTTGATCGTAGATTTGCCAAAACTGGTTCTTGCCCTTGGGTGTACCTGCAAATACTGCCCAACCCTGCTTATCGCTTAAAGTTGGACGTATGACGTTACCCCAGACTGACGGTTTAAAGTCGCCATACTCGTCCATAAACACGCCTGAAAAGCCTAGTCCTCGCATAGCGTCTGCGTTGTCAGCACCAAACAAACGTATCTTTGCGCCTGTTAATAACTCAACAGTCAATTCTGCTTCGTTTGAGCTTTTTAGCACCGGTGCAGCAAAGTGCTTAAGATAGTCCCACGCTACGGATTTAGCCTGGCTGCGGTATGGTGCAATATATGCGTAAAGCGGATATTCGTCTTTGCTCATCAGCGCAGCACGAACAATGTCGTTTATAGCTGCAACAGTCTTGCCAGCCCTTCGATGGGCTACTAAACACGCCCAACGCTGACTTCTATTGTGGAAGCTTTTAAACGCTTTTCTAGGCGCATACGGCAGGGTTATTTCTCTGCCCATTTAACCACCAAGTCACGCCCGTCATAACCTGCAATTTCGTGTCGGTCAGTTTCTTTCCACCTAGCCCTAGTTTTTAACCAAAATATAGCTGCCGCTGTGTTGCCATTTTTAGCTTGCTGAAACAATGTGCCTGCAATCGCTGAGTTAGCGTCAATCCGACCTTCATCTAATTCATTTTGATAATACTTTACCAATGTGTCAGCAGATATTTTGATGCGAATAGCTATATCTTCATGTGGACAACCAAGTGCGCTCAATCGTTTAACAGTATCTCTATCCTGTTGCGTTGGTTTATGTTTTATCCCTTGAGCCATTTTATAACTCCGAAAGAACTGCTTTTTTGCCAGTAAAGTTTTCCCATCGCTTTACTATTACGTCACAATATTTAGGGTCAAACTCCATTAAATATCCAACCCGACCATTCTTTTCAGCAGCAATCATGGTTGTACCTGAACCTCCAAAGCTATCTAATATTATATCCCCTCCCTTAGTATTGTTTAGCATTTGATATTCAAACAACGCAACAGGTTTCATTGTTGGATGTTCACCATTTTTGCTGGGTTTATCAAACTCAAGAATAGTTGACTGTTTGCGGTCAGCGGCCCACAAGTGTCCAGCGCCTTCTTTCCATCCATATAAACAAGGTTCGTGTTTCCAGTGATAATCTTGTCGGCCCATTACTATGGTGGATTTTTTCCATATAAGACATTGTCTAACTTTCCATCCTGCGTCAAAAGCAGCGCCTCTAAAGTTATAGCCTTCTGAATCAGCATGCCAAATATAAAAAACAGCGCCAGATTTCATTACAACATCGGCAGCAACATACGCATCACGCAAAAATTGTCTAAATGATTCGTTTGACATTGAGTCATTTTGAATTGTTAAAGCGTCTTTTGTTTTGCCCTCATAAGCAACGTTATAAGGTGGATCTGTAAGCCACATATCTACTTGCCGACCATCGCATAGCTTTTCTATTTGCTCAATACTTGTGCTATCACCGCACATAAGCCTGTGGTTGCCTAATATCCAAATATCCCCTAGCTTTGTTATTGGATCTGGCGGCGGTTCAGGCACTTCGTCCTCATCAACCAGGCCCTCTACAACTTCAGGTTGCAATAGTTTTGCAAGTTCGTCAGCGTCAAATCCTAACAAATCTAAAGAAAACTTATCTTCAAGCAATTCGTTAAGTTCTATTGTTAGCAATTCTGTATCCCAACCAGCATTCATGGCTAATTGGTTATCAGCAATGACATACGCTTTGCGTTGCGTCGGCGTGAGATGGCTTAACTCAATAGTTGGAACTTTGTCATAGCCTAGCTTTCTTGCCGCCATGAGCCTGCCATGACCTGCAATAACGCCTTTATCGCCATCAACGAGTATTGGGTTTGTCCACCCAAATTCTTTAATGCTTGCGGCTATTTGAGCAACCTGTTGGTCACTATGGGTGCGTGAGTTCTTAATGTATGGAATTAAATCCGATACTAATACTTCTTTAATTTCCATCCTGCGCTCAATTGTTTTAGAGTTAAGATAGATTAATTATATGCTACTTTTTGTTGCCCATATGGGTCAATAATGCAGCAGTTTTCTTTGCTTTGTCAGCTTGATTAAACTCTTTCGCTACGCTTACAGGTATGCCCATCTTCTTAGCAAACTCTGGATTGTGCGCTGCCGCAGCCATTGTGCGCTTTTGGGCTTTAGATTTGCTTGGCATTATTTCAAAAACCTCAATTTATACAGCGTTGAGTCAACTAAATCAGCAATTTCGTCAACGATATTCTGTAATTCTGATTCTTGAGGCAACTCTGTGCGTATATCCTCAATGAATTTTTTGATTCCGGTTATATATTTAACAGGATCAGTCGCTAAGTGGAAGTCTTTTGGGTAATTTTTGATGACTTCGTAACATCCTTGATAAGCTTCAGCCCACTTATCACCTAGCTCAATGATGCCATCATAGTATTCGTTAAGCGCAACGTGTTTTGCATACGAATCTGTCTGCAAGTGCATAAAGTGTGCATTTGTGCTTGAATGAAATAGCGTTGCTACAAATACGGCTGGGTAATCCATACGAACCTCACATAGTGGCTAAAACAATTGTACAACCACCGCCTGGTTTAATCGAGCCTCTTGCAATTTCTATTTTATCGAATTGGCTGTCATCGTCAAATACTCCAGAATCTTGTAATGCATCTAAGATTGCCTTAATTCTGTTATCAATATCAATGATACGCCGGTCACGAGGAAATATTGAGATAATTCCATAAAGTCGATGTTGCCCAAACTTAGGCGTGTTATTTATTGTGACGTACTCTTGTACCGCTTTTTTAAATTCCCTGCCGTTTTTACTTAAAACTGTGCGCCCTCGATAGTTACGCCAATATGTGTTTACACTCGGCGGCAAAGGAAGTTGCAAGGTAGCTAACATTTGATCAAATCCCGTTCAAATAGCTCACCAATCGTCTTTCTGTGCGCCATTTCCCAAAATTCTCGTCGTTGTTCTTTGGTTAATTTATTGCCCTGATCAATGTCGAAATGACAGCTAAAACATAGCGCAGCCACTCTATAATCAGAAGCTTTGATGCCTTTGCCTTTACCGTCTGCTAACTGGTTACTGTGCGCTGCAACAATTGTCCCGTCTTGAGTTTCGCACAATTGACACGGCAAAAGTCTGCAAGCCTTTAACAACTTAGGGTTTCGGTACATTTTTCCGTCCATTCTTGAAGCTCACAGCATATAACGCTCATATCCACAGCAATATCAGCCGCTGCGTCGTATTCGCCTTTTAAAACTAACTTTCGGTAATATTTAACCAATTTTGTTAGTTCAATTAAGCATTCGCTATAGTCTTTCATTTGGTCATCCTTTCTATTTCACGATTGTTATATTGTTCTACCTTCCACGACTCAAAGCGCATCTTTGCCGATTCTAGCCGCCATTTAAGCGTTTCTGCTGCTTCCGTAGCTTCGCCTATAGCTTTGCATAGATTTTGATATTCTTCGCTTGCATAAGCTGTTTTTTCTTGCCCACCAATTGTTGCTTCGGTTGAACGTGTCATCAAAATAGCTTTTAAGCTAGATTTGTATGTTTCTAGCTCTGCCAAACGTCCTTTTGCTGCGGCGTATTCAGGCGCTGTTTTGTAAATGTAGTCAATTGCGTCGTGTTGGTCTTTCACGCAGCCTCCGCTATTTTCTGTGCAATCCGTGACCTAAATTGGCCCATGTCTTCGCCAGGTCTTGCTGTCATACCCATTTCCCTTGCCTTGTCCATTGTTAGTTGCTCTGTTGAATACCACGGCAACGCAGGTTTTTTCGGTTGTTTTGGTGTCATCTCTAGCTCATCATAAAAACGTTGTTGATTGAGCCATGTTGCAGGATGAGGGATAAACTCTGTCGCTGTTTCTTTAAGTTTCCAGTACTCTACATGCGTGTCTAACGCTTCAATTGCGATTTCCTGCTCATCTATTGATAGTCTGCCAAAAGATTGCATAGCGGTCTTTCTAGCAACTTTACGAGGGTATTTGCGCCAAAAGTCATCAAAGCTCATGTGTTCTTCTCCTTTAATACGGACTCAATGTACTCCCGCAGCTCATCAATCTCCTCAATCAAGCGTTGTGTAATCATTAGACTTGTGACCATGCCCGACTGATGGTCAGGGTGTTCTTTGCAGCGTTGGCTAAAAGATTTAATGTCTTTATATTTCATGTGTTCTTCTCCTTAAGCTTGGCTTCGATGGCGCGGACGAATCGGCTTGGCTCGCTATGGTTATTAGTCAGCACAAAGCTCAAATACAATTTTTTGATCTCATCATCTGTCAGCCCAACCCATTCACGCTTGGATGGTGCGGTGTAGAGTGGTGTCCATGCAGGTCGATTCCATTTAGCAAGATAAGCAACTTTCTCTGGGGACGGCGAATCGCTCCTAAATGATTTGTGTCCATTGTCTTCGTCATCCTCAAACATCCACGCAACAGGCTCTTGCTTATCCTGTGCAAGTGCTTGGCGTATAGCAAGCACCACATCATCACCACGTTCTACCCACCCATCGTCTAATGCTTTTATAAGCGCCTCTGCTGCTTTGCGTAGGTCAGTCATAACGCCCCCGTCAATTTCAATATAGCCACACAAGTAAACATTCCAAAAATCCAACCAAGAAATAATGAGTCGTAATCAATCATGCTTGCTCCAATCCGTGTAGTAATACTCGTACCGTTTAAACAATCCGAAGAAATACGTTCCAACTACTCTACGTTCAAGAGTGCGGTGTTCTACTTCAGGTTCATACTGATCGGGCCTGTTGCGTACACGAATAAAGTTATCTTGATAATCAGTCATGCTTGCTCCTTAATCTTAACTTCATGGCATAAAAAACCATTGGTACGATACGCAACAGACTTTTGTTTGTCTATCGCTAGTGCTTGACGTATGGCTTCGATTACAAGCGCACTTCTATTGAATGCGTGTTCGTCATTAAGATCGATTGGTTTGCTTTCTTGTAACGCCTCCAATGCCATCTTCAATAATTCACGGTCAGTCATGCTTGCTCCTTTGCTCTGATTGCTGCGGCACATTTAACCCATTGCTCTGCTCGATCACGCTGAATAATTTCACTTGTTACAACAGGCAACCCAATTAACTCAAGCATTATTTTTGCTTGCTTGTCACACACCTTCGCACAAATTTCACGTTCGTCTTGGCGCACAAGCTCGGCAAAGCGTTCAATTTCATTGGTGTGACAGCGCCAACCAGCTAACCCACCTAACAATAAAAACCCCGCTTGTTCAGCAAGCTCTTTGATTCGTTCGTTCATCAACACGCACCTCCGCCGCCGTTGCGTTTGTATCCACCACCGCCACCATAACCACGGGTAATAACTTTTCCATCTGGCATGATTTCATTTGCGCCGCTTGTACAAGTCACCTTAAACGGCGGCTGTATCGGGTTGCGATACGGCTCAAGCTGCGGGTAGCTCGGCGTGACTTTGTTAAAGCACAGCTTCAAATGATCTTTGATGATCTGCCATTGCTTTTTGGTCGGCTGCTTGCCGCCCGTCATTTCAACGAAGCCCTGTAGCCAGTATGTAAATTGATCGTGATTCATTTTGCACCTTTCAAATTAAATGGATTGTGCGCTCGTGTAATTGCTAAGTTTTCGTATGTTTCTGTGTTTTCAGTCACTTTTGGTGCATGCCGACTATGCACAAAAGTCGCTGGCATAGACCGTCTTTTGCCATCGCCGTGTTTGTCAATCAACTTCGCACGTTGTAGGCTAGAGAGCTGTGTGTAGACGCCTGGCAGCGTCAACCCCGTATGTTCAGCAATCTGAGCTGCTGTTTTTGGGGTTTTGCAGAACTGATAAATCATGTCTTTAGTGTTCATTTTTCATGCACCGATCAAACGTATCGCATTTGATTGGATGTATGCATTTACATGGCACATCAACTTTCTTCTTATCGGTCTTAAATAGCCACAAAGCAGCAAGTATTGATGCAATGACAAAGTAAAAAAGCATGATGTAGTCCCAAAGTGTCATGTTATCTCCTAATGTTTAGCTATCTTAACATAATGATTTAAAAAAAAGCAACTTTTGTGTTGTATTTTTAACTTGTGGATAACTTTAAAGTTTAAGTCAATAGTTGCTCCAAGGGTGATTAGAGCAGTCTAATCTACCTGATCCATGCAATCCCTATATTTAAAATATGAAATTGCACCAATCCTACGCGGAGTTAATGTTCAATCGTATTCGAGTCTTGTATCACCATGTCCTCGATACTTGTGAAGTCCCCATTTAAGGCTTCGTGGCGTGCAGTCGGGTGCTTGACTAGCCAATCTTTCTTGGGTGCGGGCGATTTAACCCCATTTGATAACGCTCCCTGACGGAAGTCGTGACGCAAAATACAAAAGCCGTTTTAGAGTGCATCTTGTTGGCCGACCCTTGCGGGACAATTCTTAGTAAATGCCTCTACCACGTAGAATTTACTAAAAATTCAAGATACACACTAAAACGGCTTACATTTGTCGGCCAAGACAACGTTTACATCATATCCTCGTCTTTCCGAGGTGTCAAGAGCTGAAGCTACTCTATTGAAACTAGACCCTTATCATTAGTTGTTTCTGCTTGCTAAAGGCAAATTATTCTATCGCAATTTGGGCCAAATTTGATGCCAGTTTGGTATTTGTTTACGGCTAAATTTGCCATTTGACTTTTTTTCTAGCTCTACAGC